TGGGATAATCAGCAGGTCTTGTGCTGGGATGATGTGGCAAATCGCTGGACAGATTTTGAAGACCAATCCTACTACGCCGATATGTTCACCCACTGGATGCCGCTGCCAGCAGCACCGCAGCAGGAGGCATGATGTACGACAATTACACCATCAACCGCTGCGACGCCATGGAGTGGCTTGCAGGGCATTACCCAACCTTCCCGGACAGGATGCCAGATGTGCCGCTTAAGGCCGACTGGTGTAGCGCCAGCCTGTTCAGAGGGTGGAGTTTCGTTATCTTGCTCGATGGTTCACTGGTCTTTGCTGACTGCCTGTCATCTCCCATCCGGGCAGAAGACATGGCTGGCTTCAAACTGCCTGAGTTGACATAGCTACCATACAAGCGATATGGGGATTCACATATCGACCCGCCCAGGGCCTCTTCGGAGGCCTTTCTCTTCAGTTGATTTTGTTGAATCAACCGTCCATACTTTCTTTGCTGACGGCCTGAACACCCGTCAGTGACTTCTGCGCATTTAAGGGGACTTAAATGCGACCACAATCTGAACTCCTCACATTGTCACAGATGCAGAAATGCACCTGCGATTTCCTGTATTCTGCGTTTGACCTCTTCGGAGGTGAAGCGTGGCTGTAAAATTCCTGCTGCGCGACCAGCGCATCCGCCAAAACCTCATCGATTACATCAATCAACAGCCGCTGAATGCTGAGTTTCCTCTCGTCGTTTCTTTCTCAGACCCTGACCGGACATTGCCACAAAACTCACTCTTCCACGCGTTATGTGGCGACGTGTCAAAGCAACTGCAATGGGCAGGGAAGCGCCGGAACCTCTCGGAATGGAAGGTTCTGTTTGTCTCCGGGCATGCGGTCGCAACTGGCAAACCCGGTGAAGTTGTGCCGGGTATTGAGGGAGAGTTCTGCGCCATCCGAGAAAGCACCTCGAAGATGGGCATTAAGCGCATGAACAGCCTGATTGAGTACACGCAGGCCTTTGCCGCAGGCAATGGCGTTCAGCTCCGCGAAGTGCGCTATTCGCTGGACTATTTCGGGAGGGTTGCATGAACAGCCCTATCGCACGCGTCATCTCAAACGAAATCTTCCGCGTTCCTGCGCGGCGCAAGCGTAAGGCCGAGGTTAAGCCTTCCGACATCCCGACACTGAAAGACTACACCGCCCGCCTGGTGGATCAGAAATGGCTGCGTCTCGCGGCACGGAGGAATCATGCGTAAACCATCCCGCCGTAAGTGCAAAGTATGCGGTGAATACTTCGTGCCGAAATTCCATGACATCCGGATCCGCTGGTGCTGTCCGGAGCACGGCGCAATCCTCGCGATGGAAGAACGTGAAAAGGAGAAGGTGAAAGCCGCGGCCAAGCGCATCAAGGAGCAGAAAGAGGCAGAGAAGGCCGGGCGCAAACGCCGCAAGGAACGCCTGGCAGAGCTACGGCCTGCCGGTTACTACAAGGCGCAGGCTCAGCAAGCATTCAACGCCTACATCCGCGCGCGTGATGCTGGTTTGCCATGCATCAGCTGCGGAGAGACCAATCCGCCTGATCTGCATGGCGGTCAGTGGGACTGCGGCCACTTCAAAACGGTCGGCGCTAACCCTGAATTGCGCTTTGAAGAGCGCAACGCCCATAAGCAGTGCAAATCCTGTAATGCCGGAGCCGGAAAGTACACCGCCAAGGAGGCGACAGTCGCGCAGCAATACGAAGCTGGCCTGGTTGCTCGTTACGGGCAGGATTACGTCGACTGGCTCAATGGCCCCCACGCAATGACCAACTACCGCCGGGAAGACTTCATCCGGATCCGGGATGAATACCGCGCCAAACTCAAAGCACTGAAACAGCGGGAGGCCGCATGAACCATACCGACTTCCTTCGTTACCAGGCAGAAAGCGTTAAGCGCGCCAGCATGCCGCCAGTAGCAAAGCACAGCCAGACCAAAACCAATCAGCCACATAAGGAAGCCGCATAATGAAACTGGAATTAACCAACGACCAGCATCAATGGGTAGACCAGTGGCTCCAGTTGTGGGGCGCATGGTGCCAGACCGGCAAGATTGATAAAGCGATGATCAACATGATTGCCAGATTCATGGCTACCGTCGAGCCCCAGCAAGCATCACGGCCGGTATGTAGTGATGATGACGGAATGCTCATTGATGCTGTCATTCGCCACTACCTGAAGAATGTGGATGAAAATGCCTGGCGGGTTATCTTCGCCTACTATGTCTGCAACTCCAGCGAGATCCGAATTGCATCATGGCAGCATGCAGTAAGTAAGCCTCGCCTTATGAAGACGCGTGGCGGAAATCAGTACAAACACCCAAGCATCTCGACAATCCGTAGAGAGGTGAAGCAAATCATCAATGCTTCATTGTTCTGTTTATACCAACCGCTTCAAAATGCGTTTAACGATCGCGAAAATGTGAGGAAAGTTGCAAATAAATCACACAACGTGCTTGCAATTTAATGAACAAATGAGCAAACTAATTCGTATATGTTGCCATTGTTGTGTGTAACATGAATAAATTCCAAGCCCCGCCATCGTGCGGGGCTTTTTCGTTTCAGGGCCGGAAGCTCATTTGGTATGAGCAGTCCCCTCATAAGGGAAGGGTAGACAGGTTCGAATCCTTCACGGCCCACCAAATTTGCCTGTAGCTCAGAGGAAAGAGCAGCCGCCTTCTAAGCGGTTGGTCGCTGGTTCGAATCCAGCCAGGCGAGCCAAACCCAGCCAGGGTATTTACGGCCAGAGAGCCGACATTGCCTTACCCTCATCTTCCCGGCCTGTCGCCGGGTTTTTTATTCAGGCCGCAGACAATCAATTCCAGATGCCACGTAGCAATCGTGTCTGACGGCCTTTCCCCACTACACAAACAGCACCCCGTTCTTTCGGAGGTGATATGGCTAAACGTATGCAAGATAAAGAAAGCATTGCCGGAGTGTCATGGTTGATAGTCCTTGCTCTGTCATGCTGGGGCGGCCTGGTCCGATACCTTATTGACGTTAAGCAGAACAAAGCCACCTGGAGCTGGATCAACGCGCTGGCGCAAATTGCAGTGTCCGGCTTTACCGGTCTTATTGGTGGCCTGATCAGCGTTGAAAGTGGGCTGAGCCTTTACATGATTCTGGTTACGTCGGGCATTAGCGGGGCGATGGGCTCCGTGGCGCTGACGTACTTCTGGGAACGCCTGACGGGGATGAAGAATGCAAACAATTAACCCTCAGCGCAAAGCGTTTCTCGACATGCTGGCATGGTCAGAAGGCACTGACAACGGACGGCAGCCGACCCAAAACCACGGTTACGACGTAATTGTTGGCGGATCGCTGTTTACTGATTACTCCGATCACCCGCGCAAACTGATTACGCTGAATCCGAGACTTAAATCTACTGCTGCGGGGCGCTATCAACTACTGGCGCGTTACTGGGATGCATATCGCAAGCAGCTTGGGCTGAATGATTTCTCTCCAGCTAACCAGGACGCTGTTGCTCTCCAGCAGATTAAAGAGCGCGGGGCGCTACCTCTGATCGACCGTGGCGACATTCGCCAGGCTATCGATCGTTGCAGCAATATCTGGGCATCACTTCCCGGCGCTGGTTACGGTCAGTTCGAACATAAAGTTGATGCTCTGATTGCAAAGTTCAAGGCTGCCGGAGGCAAAGTTAACGAGCCTGCATCATGAACACGGCCATCATCTCGTTGTTGAAAAAACTTTGGCTTCCAGTTGTCATCCTGTTTGTATTTGCCGTGCTGTCGTGGAAGGTGAATCACTACCGCGACAATGCCATCACCTACAAAGGCCAGCGCGACAAGGCGACGGTCAGGGCAGACACATCGGAAGCGATCACCAACAACGTGATCACCACGATGAACCTTATCCGTGACATCTCACAGGCTACCCAGAATGCAAAGAACGAACTGGCCCATAAAGGCGAGACGCGCATTGTCTACATCAGGCAGGCACTTGAAGGCGATCCGTGTGCTAACCAGCTTGTTCCTTCTGCCGCTGCTGACAGCCTGCGGGAATACGCAGACAGTTTACGTTCCGGCCCCGGTGGTGCCGATAAGCGCTGACCTGACCGCAGACACACCGATCCCCGGAATGGTGGTTCCGTTCACATGGCAGGCAAGTCTCGAGTTAAACGCTCAGCTCTATACGGCGCTGGGGCAGTGCAATCTGGATAAGGCGGCAATCCGCAAAATCGAATCCTCCCGACAAGGAAAGAATGCTCAACCCCAATAAGGCGGTGATCATCATCTTGCTGACGGGTAAGCCGTAAGTGGCTAAGCACTTCTGAGAAGCAGGGCAACAGCTGCGACAAGGCAAAGAGGTAATCATGTCCGACATCTACCAAATCACGCTAACCACCCAAACAGGCGAAACCTTCACGGGCAAGATGTCACGACGTCAGCCTGAGTTGGTAAACGGCTTTGTGCCGCTGGCAACCGAAACAGGCCAGTGGCTTTACTTCGCTCCTGCCGATGTGAAGCGTGTGGAGTTCACGCCAGTTCCGGCAGAGGGCGAAACCGAGGAAAGTGCATCATGACAGCGAAAATAGGACCCATTACCGTAACTCTTGATATGAGATGGCATGTTGCGCGTTCACGCGAAGTGCTTGAAGAATTGCAACGTCGGGTGAGTGAGCTTAGCCCTCGAATTTCAGAGGATGACGCGCTGCGCACTCTATTGCTCGATATGACCTTTGATTACCTGAAGGCCAAGAGCCAGGTCGAACAAACAACGGAGTAACGAATGAGCAAACCGGACTGGGAGGCCATCGAGACGGCGTACCGGGCCGGAGTGATGTCCCTCAGAGAAATAGCATCACAACACGGTATCAGTGAAGGCGCTATCCGTAAGCGCGCCAAACGTGACGACTGGTCGCGCGACCTGAATGCGAAGGTGAAAGAACGCGCTGACGATCTGGTACGCAAAGCTGAGGTACGCAAACAGGTACGCAGTGAAGTCACTTTTAACGAACGCGTACTCATCGAGGCGACGGCCGAGGTAATCGCCAGTGTCCGCATGGAGCATCGCGGCGACATTAAGCGCGCCCGGCAGATAACCAACGCCCTGTTTGATGAGTTGGGCGCGGAGTGCGCAGACGTGGCCGCACTGGAGAAGCTCGGAGAGCTGATGTTCGACCCTGACGACAAGGGTCAGGACAAGCTCAATGAGATTTACCACAAGGTCATCAGCATGCCTGAGCGCGTTAAGTCGGTAAAAGCACTGAGCGACGCGCTGAAGAATCTGATTGGGCTTGAGCGTCAGGCCTACGATATCGACGGGCCGGAAGGCGACAACTCTGTTAAGCAATTGTCTGACCTGATGGATTCTCTGTCTCAGGGGGCGTAATGAAACCTGAGCACATCAAGCTGCTGTCGGATAAAGACTGGCGGCTGAACAATCTTTACTGGATCACCGACAAAGAGGGTAAGCCCACGCGCTTCAGGATGACGCCTGAGCAGCGGGAATACTTCGAGGGGATCCACACCCGCAACATAATCCTGAAAGCACGCCAGCTCGGATTCACTACCGAGGTGTGCATCATCCAGCTCGACGCGGCCCTGTTCGAGTCGGCGAAGTGCGCGCTGATAGCCCACACGCTGAATGACGCAAAGCGCCTGTTCCGTGAAAAGGTGAAGTACGCATACGACAAGCTGCCGGCAGAGATAAAGGCTGCCAACCCGGCGAGCAATGATTCGTCTGGCGAGCTCGTCTTTAAGAAGGGCGGCTCGCTATACGTCAGCACGTCGTTTCGTGGTGGTACGCTGCGCTACCTGCACGTTTCCGAGTTCGGGAAGATATGCGCCAAGTATCCAGACAAAGCCCGTGAAATCGTCACTGGTGCGTTTGAGGCGGTATCGACTGGATGCTTCGCTACTATCGAGAGTACAGCCGAGGGGCGGGCGGGTTACTTCTTCGATTACTGCCAGACAGCAGAAAAGGCGCTGCTGCAGGGTAAGCCACTTTCCGCGCTGGACTGGAAGTTTTTCTTCTTCTCCTGGTGGAAGAACCCGCAGTACGCAATCGACCCGGTAGAGTCTCTGCCGGTGCGCCTGCTGGAATACTTCGCTGAGATGGAGTCGAAGCACGGAGTAGCAGTCAACGAGAGCCAGAAAGCCTGGTACTACGCCAAAGAGAAAACACTCGGCGACGACATGAAGCGCGAATACCCGACCATTCCGGCCGAGGCATTCCAGCAGTCGGTCGAGGGCGCGTATTACGCCAAACAGTTCCGCTGGCTCTATACCAACAAGCGAATCGGCCAATTACCGGATAACTCCCACCTCCCGGTTCACACGTTCTGGGATATCGGCGTGGGCGACTCAACGGCCATCTGGTTCGTTCGCGAGGTTGGTACCGAGTTCCATGTCATCGACTACTACGAAAATTCCGGCGAAGGCCTAAGGCATTACATGAAGGTGCTGAAAGACCGTGGCTATGAGTACGGTGAGCACTGGGGTCCGCACGACATCGAGAACCGCGAGTTCGGCGCTGACGCTAAATCGCGCAAAGAGCTTGCGCAGGAAGGCTATGAAATTGACGGTCAGGTGTACTCGATGACATTCAACGTTGTGCCTAAAACTGGCGTCGATACCGGCATTGAGTCGGTGCGTGAAATCCTCCCGTCTTGTGTATTCGATGAGGAGAAGTGTGCCGAGGGCATATCTCACCTCGAAGGTTATCGCAAGGAGTGGGACGACAAGCGCGGCTGCTGGAAAGATAAACCGCTTCATGACTTCACATCACACGGTGCTGACAGCTTCCGTTACTTTGCAGTAGCGAAGAACAACCACAAGCAGGTCGGCGCAGTATTCTTCTAAGGAGCTCATCAGTGAGTGAACAACAAGGCGAGGTTTCATTCCTCGTTAATGCCCTTGCTGATGCTATCGGGCGGCAGCGCATGCTGTACGCAGGCCAGCCGGGAAACACCAAACGCACGAAGTTGTGGGATGAGTTCGGCTATCCAAACAGTCTTGAGTTCGACCGCTACTATCGGGCCTACGAGCGCAACGCGGTGGCGTTTGCCGCAGTCCATAAGCTTCTTGATTCGTGCTGGGTTGATAACCCGACGATCATCGACGGCGACGACGGTAAGGAGTCAACTGAGACAACGGACTGGGAGAAGTCAGCCACTAAGCTGCTGAAGAAACACTGGCCGAAAATTAAGGACGCGGATCGCCGGAATCTCGTTGGCCGGTACTCAGCATTGCTCATTCAATTCCGCGATGGCAGAGAATGGCACGAGCCGGTAGACCGAGCGAAGGTTAAATCTCTGAGGAATATCGGTAACGGACCCATCGTTAAGCTGATCCCAGCGTGGGAATCACAGGTCAAGCCGGGTAACTTCGACACCGACACGCTATCAGAAACGTACGGCCAGCCAGTTTCGTACAACTTCAACGAGCAGCCCGTAGGCGATGATGGCACGTATGGCCCGGTGCGCGGCGTTACAGTGCACCCCGAGCGAATCATCATCCTCAGCGAAGGCTCTGAAGACGAAAACATGCTCTCTGGCGTGCCTTTCCTGCGAGCTGGGTACAATAAACTGCTCGACCTTGAAAAGGTATCGGGCGGCAGTGCCGAAGGGTTCCTTAAGAATGCCAGTCGCCAGCTTGGGATTGCGTTCGACAAAGAGACGAACATCGCCAACCTGACCAAGGCAGCCACAGACGCTGGCTACAAAGACCTTGGTGAAGCGCTTAACGACAAAGTCGCCAAGATGAACCGTGGAACTGATGCCGCCCTGGTTATGCAGGCCGGCACGCCGTCGGTGCTTTCCGTAGCCGCTGCTGACCCATCTCCTACATGGACAGTGGCCGCCAACGAGTTTTCATCTTCGATTCAATGCCCGTTCACCATTCTGTTCGGTCAGCAGACGGGGCGGCTTGCCTCCGATGAGGACAAAACAGACTGGGCGAAGCGCTGCAACGGTCGCCGCTGGGGGTTCCAGTCGATGGTGGTCGAGAGCGTGCTTGAGCGCTTCTGGACAGTTGGTGTCATTGACCCGCCATCATCCGGAGAGGTCACGCTTGCATGGTCTGATCTGCTCGCGCCGAGCGAGAAAGAGAAGATTGCCAACATGCAGGCAATGGCTGCAGTTGCGAAAGATACCCAGCAGGCATACGGCACACCGGCAGTGGATGAAAACGAAATCCGCGCGGTTGGTGAGCTGGAGCCGCGCAAAGAGGTTAAGACTCCAGACCCCCAACAAAAGGTAACAACCGATGATCCTCTCAACCCAAAAGATGAGAATCGGGACGCCAATCGTACCGCGCAACAAAGCTGACCCGACGCAGTCATCGCGACAGGTCAGCCGGATGTTCAACGATATCGAAGACCGGTATCTGAACATTAAACGGCGGCTAAATGAGTTATTCGACCTGAGATTGACCGGTCGTCAGCGGGAGACCAACGGCGAGCAGTCATGGATGATGTGCAACAACGAAGGCGCGGAACCTTCGCTGTACCAGGTAAATGCTGGCAAGTTCATCTACGATATGACCGCCGCTGAGTTGGCCGACCTGCTGCAGGTTGCGCAGTCGATTCTGGATGATGAGCTTCTCGATGGTGGCAGCCAGAACCTATGGGTAATGGATTACGTCATTGCGGAATATGACCGCGGCACGCTAAACGCCTTCACCAACCTTTCGGTGCAGTCGCAGGTTTACGCCAGTCAGACGACGCTACAGCAGCTTTTAAGCAGTCCCGGTTATCTTAACCAGATATCGGCGGCAAGGCTGACAACGTTCAGTGACTGGAAGGTAATCAGTGACTCTGCCCGTGGTGACCTGACCAATATCATCACCGACGCGGTAGCGCGCGGCGTGAATCCACGCGAGACGGCCAGCGTCATCAGTAAGCGCCTCGATGTCAGCATGTCGAAGGCGAAGACCATCGCTCAGACTGAGCAGGTCGGCGCGCTGCGGCAGGCACAATGGAATGAAACGGACTGGGCTGCTGACCGACTTGGGCTGAACACCGGTCTATTGTGGCTGTCAGCGCTCAAGCCGACGACGCGCACCTGGCACGCCAGCCGCCACGGCAAGGTCTACACCACGGAAGAGGTGCGGGACTTCTACGCCGAGAACGGTAACCGGTACAACTGCTACTGCAGCCAGATTCCGGCGCTTCTCAACGACGACGGCAGTATTTTCAATGAAGGTCTGGCGGAAAAGTTGAAGAAAGAACGAATAAGTTGGAGTGCAGCCTAAGCAGTGATTTATAGTTCCATTCGCATTTCAAAACAAAACGGAGGGGACTATGGAAGACATTATCAAGGCAACAATGAAAAGCTTTTACTGGCTTGAGGGCGGAGCTCAGTTTCGGGTTGAATTGTCCATTGATACAAGTGATGAAAATATGTTCGATGTTTCTGTGTATTTCTATCGTGGAGAAGAGCCATTTTACACTCGTTACTTCAATAACCTCACAGATGCTTGTGCAGAGTTTAATGGGCTGGTAACTGCGGCGAAGACTAAGATTTAAAAGATAGATAAATTTATAAGGTCGCCACGGCGGCCTTTTTTATTGCCTGAAGTCCACCAATGAGGCCCGTATGACAGTCTATTGGTGCTGTGGATGCGGTCGAACCGTGCGCTACCAGTGCGTCACTGCGCTGGACTATTTCCCCTGGTGCTGTAGAGCGCCAATGTTACGAAAAATCTAAACGAAGGCGCTTGTCGCAACTATTTCTTACAAGGGAAAGCCTCACTAAGAGCATCAACTGCTAAATCAGACGCGTTTTCAGCCCGGCGTTTAGGGTTTTGCTTCAAGTATTGATATACGACGTCAGAAATCTGGTTCAGATTAAGTTGATTGCTGGCACAAAAAAGTACACCGCTACCTAAATCATAAACTCCTGATACGTATCCATAATACATGTTTGCGTCGCTGATATCAGAACCCATTATTCTGTTTTCTCTGACTCTCATCAAGGATTCGCCCCAGGCAAAAAGCTGATTCCCTGTATAAAAATTTGCCTGCGCTTCCTGCGCACCGAACAAACCAATGGCGCCAATTAGCATGGCCTTTTTAATCATCATCTCACCCCTTTTGTTTGAATAAACATAAATTAACGAGGATCCAGCATGAAACGCAACCGCGTTAACGTGCTGACCGTCGTCAACTCCGCTTCAAACATCACCACTGAAACCATCGACGGCAAGCCACATATCGTGGTTCGCGGCATCACGCCTGTCGTGGACGATATCGTGATGAACCGGAAGTTGTACCCGGCAGCAGAAATCGAAAAGGCCTACAACACGCTCGAGCGTAACCCGATGCCGCTGGGCCACCCGAAAGTGGACGGCAAGCATGTGTCGGCGCGCGATGTCCGGGCGGTGAACGAGTACCACGTCGGCGCCTGGCTACAGAACGTCAGCCATAAAGACGGGAAGGTGACCGGCGACATGTACGTTAACCGCCAGTACGCCGAATCCAGCGACAAGGGCAAGCGCCTGATTAACCGTCTGGATGAGATGCTGGCCGGCACCAACTCCGAACCGATTCACATCTCCACAGGCCTGCTCTATTCCGGCATCGCCGCAAATGGCGAGTCCAAGGGCAAGAAGTACAACGAGATCGCCACCAACATGATGTTTGACCATGTGGCGGTGCTGCTCGATGAGCCTGGCGCAGGTACGCCGGAGGAGGGGGTAGGCATCTTCGTTAACGCCGAAGGTGATGAGCAGCAGATCGAAGTTGCCCGCCTGGCTGATGGCATCGACTGCACCCGCGACGGTCTGCTCAACAAAACCAAATTCTTCTTCACCAATGCCTCTAACTTCTCATTCGACGACATCTCCCGCGCCATCAGCGACAAGCTGCGCGAGGGTGATGCCGAAGATAAGTGGCTTTGGCCTGAAACGGTGTGGCCGGACAGCTTCATCTACCGCAATGACACCAAATACCTGAAGCAGAAGTACCTCATCGATGACGACGGCAAGGCCGTGTTCGTCGGCGAACCTGTAGAAGTCGTGCGCAAACCCACTGAGTACGAGATTAAAACCAACGGAGAGAACGATCCGATGAAAGAACTGATTATCAATGCGCTGCAAGCCGCTGGTAAGCCGACTGAAGGCAAGTCCGACGCCGAGCTGATGGACGCATACAACCAGATGAAGGCCGAAGAAGCCACCGCCAAGAAAAAAGGCGATGAAGAAATCGACCCGGAAACCGGCAAGCCCAGGAAAAAAGAGCAGGCCACCAATAACGAAGAGATGCCAGCGTGGGCGAAAACACTCGCCGATCGCGTGGACGTCGTTTTCAACAGCCTGAACGCGAACGCCGACAAAGAGAAAGGCGAAAAGCGCGCGGCAGTGAAGCTGGCGATGAACATGAGCGATGAAGAGGTCGCGGATCTGGACGGTAAGGCGCTCGACGCCATGTACGCCAAGTGCCAGACATCTTTCGGCCTGAACGGTGCATTCCGCCATCAGGCAACCAACACCCAATCAGTCAGCGAAATGCCGGAGTAAAAAATGGCTAAAGACGGAAAGCATATTATCCACGCCGGCGGCGTGTTCCCTAATCCGCTGCTTAACCGCGAAGGCGGGGCGGCTGCATCGACTCTGCCTGGTACTGTTGGCTTCTTCAGTACTGCTGACAAGTTCACGGCCTCTGTGGTCGGGGCAGAATCCGCCATCAAGTATGTGGCAAACAAAGACTACCTGCGCTGCCTGAGTGTTGATGACGCAATCCCAGCCAATGAATTGGTTGTTGGTATTCATCCGCTGCCTGGCATGTTCCTAAATGTGCGAGCAGCAGCGGGCACTTACACCAAAGGCCAGCCGGTTGCAGTAGCCAACGGTCAGATCACTGCGGTTGTAGATGATGCCGCCGTATTCGCTTATGTCGAAGAAGATAAAGCAGTCACTGCGGTGGCGGGCGATCTGATTCGCGTTGTGTTCAAATAAGGAGCACTGAATGTTTGTATTCTCCAAGTCTATCGGCGA